GCACAACCAGATGCCGTAACGACCCGCCATCGCGCCCTTTAGGAGATCGATCGGCTCGTAGCAGCCGGTGCGGCGCGTCGCCTTGAGCAAGAGAGGCGCAATGGCAAACCAAGACTCGGCCAACTCATCGAGGCTGGGCAGGCGCACGATCGCCTTGCCCGGTTGCAAATATGGCGTAGTCGGCTCTTCCCATGTCGTCATGGCTCACGGGGCGGGTCGTCGCCCCCGGCAATCACGGCATCCCGCTCGCGTTGCAGCGCGTCGCGTTCCGCAATGGCGCGGTCGCGCGCAATAAGCGCCTGCGCGTTGATGTTCTCGATGATTGTTTCGAGCGGGAAACCTTGCTCTGCGGCATGTTCCGGCGTCAGCGCGATACTCTCGACGTGCTGCGTCTGCCCGAGCGCCTCGACCTCGTCCGCGAGGATGACGTGATAAGCCACCGAGCCGTCAGCATGGCCGCGCCACAAGAACTCGTAGACGTATGTCATCCCATGATCCACTCGGTGCCGTTGTCGAACACCGGCACGCCGATCGCGCCGCCGCCGACCACCGTGGCACCGAATGTCGCGGCGGCGGCGTCGGACACCCAGGCGCGGCGGCCCGCCGTCCCGACCGTAGGCAGCGTCGCGACGGTGTAAGATCCCGTCCTGACTGTGCCCTTGATGTAAGCGTTCGAGCCACCGGGGTTGATCGAGGCATCGCTATCGCCGATGACGAGGCCGCCGGCCGACTGGATCAGCCGGGCACTCTCGCTGCGGAGAACCCAGCTTGCTTCGGTGCCGGTGCCCGCGGCACCGCCGCCCGTGCCATCGACGAAGATCGCCGAGTTCCAAGTGCGCCCCGCCGAGGGAATGCCATTGGGCACAACGATGTGTATTCCGCGATTATCGATCGTCGCGGCGGCATTGGCGGTTCCCGCCGACATGCCTCCCCCGTAGAAGTGCCGGTTGATCCGCGCCCCGGTGGTCAGTCCGGTCCCGTTGCTAATCGCGCCGCCGTTGAATTGCGTGAAGTTCGTAATCTGGCCGCCACCAACCGCGGCATCGCCTGCAAGGTAGACGCGCCCCGTCGTGATCGTCCCGGTGTAGAGAGGGTCGAGCGTCAGCACCGTCGAGTAGGCCGTGAAATTCGTAACGTTCGGCCCGCTCTTGATCGCCGGCGACATGAACAGCCCGCGGATTTCGCCGAGCGTCGCGCCGGCCGGTGTGAACGCCGGGCGGAAATCCTCGCCGTACTGCACGTCGGTCGCACTTGAATCGATCGTCGCGGTGAACCGGCGGCCTCTAGCGACTGTAGTGCTGCCTGCAATATCGAGCAATGCTGTCGGTGACGGGGTCTGGATACCGATATGGCCGGTCGCATTGATCGCGCCACCATTCGGTAACGCGAGCAGCGTGAGCAGGCCCCAACCCGAGGCGCGCGACGACAAGCGCCAATTGCCGGTATTGCCCAGCCGGTACTTGTTGGGCCAGCTGCGCCCGCCGAGGGTGATCGGGCCTTCGTTGGTGCCCATCCCTGCCGCCGCCGTTTGCGTCACGAGGAAGCTCGGCCCCGACGCGACACTGAGGACGATCAATTCCAGATCGACCGAACCGCCATAACCCCCGGCGGCATTCAGCGCCGAGGGGTAACCCATGCTGCCTGCGTCGGGAATAATCAGCGTCGTGTTGTCGAGTTGCAGCGTCGTGCCGTTGCGCAGCTGGTCAACCGACAGATCGTAATAAGTATTATCTACGCTCTGCACTCTGCCGTTTGTCTCTACATTGTTGATGATCCGCATCGTCAGGCGTGGTGCCGTGGCACCGCCCATGACATCCGGCAACGGCGCGCGGCGCAGGCTCGTCAGGACATCAAATGCCCGGCTCCCCAACTCGTTGAGCCCCGGCGACGACCAGTGATTGACGTTGTTGTAAGCGCCGCCGCTCTGCACACGGCTGACCGGCACGTCCGCCGATGGGACGACGAACACATACGGGTCGAACGAGCATTCATTGGCGATCGCCGAGAAGAAGTCGTTGCGCCGGTACTCGGTGCCCGGATGCCCGCGCGCCAACTCCATCACGATAATCGGCGCGGTCGGCGGCAGCACGGGATCACCGGCGGCGTTCTGGAGTAGCCGCAGCAGCCGGCACCATTCCTTAAAGGCAGCCTCGTAACTCCGGTAGAAGAAAAACCCGCCCGCTGCCGTGACGGTGGCGACCATCTCGACCGAAGGCGACAGCCACGAATACACCGGGTTCGCAACACCCGACAGCAACCCGGTTGCGTTGTTACCGAACTTATTGCCGAAGGCGATGGGGCCGCCGGCATAGGTGTCGGCAACGGCCGACGTGGTGCTGTCGGCCTCGCCTTGCGAGATCAAAACGCAGCGCAGCTCAGTGACGCCGGAAGCGATGATCTTCTGTTGCAGCCGGTTCAACATGAACTGCCCGACCGTCGCGCCCGCGTGCGTTTTCAGCGCGACCCAGTTGGCGATCGAGCACCCGCCGAGGGCATCGGAAATCAGCCGCAGCTCGACGGCGGAATCAATTGCGGCGCGAAACTTATTGAGAAAGGAGACGCCTATATTGGCTGATCTGGTGCCGTCAGGCGCAGCTGTGTTGAGCGGCGCCACGCCGTAATCAGCCGTAATGAAGGCCGAGACATCGTTCCACATCTGGATGCCGGCGCCGCTCTGATCGATCCAGAGGTCGCCGCCCACACCCTCGTCGTTGTCGCTCTCCCCAGCCCCCATCGCGTTCGACTGGCCGATGATGGCGACGGTCTGCGGCCCCCCAGCGCTGCCGTCAGCGCCGCCGTCGATGGCGCTCAGCCTATCCTCAAGATCCCGCAATATCGCCCCGGCGCGGTTAATCGCCTCCGCAATCTCACGCAACCAGGCGTCCCAGCCGTTGGGCTGCTGCCACGGCAGCACCGTGGGCGTGATTAAGGATGATCCCGAGCTATGCGCCGCCATGCTGCTATCGCAGCCTGCTGTCGGGGCGAACCTCGATGTCGAGGCCGAGCATGTGCTTCAAAGGTTGCCCTTCCGGCATCGTCATACGAAAACGGATATAGCGCCCGGTGCAGCGCTGCGGGCAGCGCCCCAGCGTGTCCATCGGGACAGGCAGCTCCCACCTGACGACATCGGTCGGGCGCTCGCGGTGCCCGACACTGATCTGAGCAACGCCGGCATCGTTGAGGGGGCGCACCATGTCGACCCAAGTGCGCCGCCCCGGTGTCGGTTGGCTCTCGGCGGTTTCGAGGATCACGTGCATCGGCGGGCCGTTGCTGATGTTGAGGCGGTGATCCTTGTCGAACAGCGACAACTGACTGGTGCCGGAGCCGGCCCAGAACGGATCGTCAAACGGCGGTTGGATGATGTCCAAATGGCCGAACGAGTCCAATTGGTCGAGCGTGTAGCTCTGGCCAAACATCGACCTGGTCAGCCACTCGATCTGTTGCGCTGGGCTGAGGCTGACGATCGTCGCCCGGGCTAATTCCCAATTGTAGACCAAGAGGCGATCGTGCAGCCCGGTGCCATTAGCCGATGGGTAAGCCCACACGACAGCGCGGCTGCGCGGGTCCGACACGCCCTGCACCCGGTGGATCTGCGCCGGGTCGAGGTCGGCGAAAAAAGCGCGATCGAATTTCTGGGCGCCGATGGCGTAACTGGTGCTGCCGTCAAATGCGGCAAAGCCGTCTTCCGACAGGTAGTAGATCACCGGCCGGAGCGCGCCGGAAGCATCGCGGGCGCTGTCCTGCACCAGCGACAGCGGGCTGACACTGCCGGCGCAGCCCTGTGCCACACGGATCTGGAAAAGCAGCGGCGGCCCCACAAAGGAAGCGGTGTAGATGCCGCGTTCCATAAAGACCACCGCGTCGGCGCCCGGCGCAAAACCCGACATCAACCCGGTGATGTTACCCAGATCGGTCTGCTGTAAATCCTGATAGTCCGACATGGTCTGGAGCGCGAGCGTACTTCCCGGCAGCGGCCACTGGTCGGGCTGGTTGAGGCTGCTCCACCATATCCGGCTAGGCCTCGGCCCATCGGTGCCATCGGTCGTGTTGCCGACCATGACAAAGTCACGCACCGTCGCGATGTATTTGGCGAGCGGGGCGGCAGCAATCGGCGGAACGGCGCCGGCATCGCCTGGCTGCAAATCGGTGAAATTGGTGGCACCCAGAAGCAAGCTCTGGATCGGGTCGACGCCATTGGTCGCCAATATCTGCGTGCCATAGCTGGTCATCGACCAGTGGCCTTTTACCGGCACGGCGTAGGCGCCACCCACGGTGCGGCTGACATCGAGCAGGTCGCGGCCGGTGCCGGGCGGTAGCCGGTAGAGTTTGGCCGCATCGCCGGCAAAGATGTGGATATCGCCGGCATTCGATTTGATGCTGTAGCTACCAAGGCAGCGGCTGTCGAGCGTATTAGTCGACCACGGTACCGCGGTTGGCATCCCGCCGTAGCTGTTGGCGGTTAGCGGGATGACGTTACGGATCGTCGGCGAGCCGTCGATGTCGGCCAGGTCAGGCAGCCATTCCGGCCAGCGCAGGACGGTCATTTACGGCAACCCATAGAAAACTCTGGCGCCGCCGATCAGCAGATTCTGCTGTGCCGGCGTCAGGACCGTAGCGTCAATAAATCCAGCTTCGGTCTGAATGCACGTCGTCGTCGCAGCGCCGGACGCACCGCTCGGCGTGCCCGCTACCGATGCCGTCGTCAAAAACCCTTGCGTCG